CAACTGCTGGTCAACTGTATTTAGGAGCTCTTGCTTCACTCATCGTTGCGTTAAGCACCTTAATATTCACTTGCAAATCAAGTAGACCATCCTTAATTCCATATAAGATTTAACAGTCTCCTTTTAATTTATTTTAATTTAACTTGACAGCTGTTATACTGATTCACCCTATCAAAACCAATGATTTCTTAGGTTTTCAACTCAAAAAGACCCACATTCTGTGGGTCTCAGAGTGCAATTACACCCCTCAAATATTTAATTTATACTTTTAATATTGCTTAAAATATAAACTATATGGAACTATATGAAACCTTATGGACCAGACGTAACTGAAGCCAAATGCTCTTGAATTACGTCTCCAGCTTTTCGAAGAAAGCTAGCATCACTATGAAAGGCCTTATAATTTCTTGCTAGATGCTCCGCGTTTGTAATCATCAACAAGTCCTCATAGTTCATCTCAGTAGGGTCATTAAGTAGTATAGCAGCTCTCATCGATGCGTATTGTATAATTTCTCCATTGTAAGTATTATATACCATTAATCCTTCCGTTTAGTACCACAAACATAGTCAATTACAGTCTCTCCTACAGAGTACAGAAAATATGCAATTGCAAAAGTGAAAGCAACAACTCCAATACCAAACAAAAACAATACAATATCCATTACTTACCACCCTTTAGTTTATAGTCTTTAGCAACCTGCTTTCGAAGGTTTTCATCGAAAGCTTCTTGACTGGAGCTCTTTTTCTTCTTTGAAGTAGTCGATTCTGAATCATCAGTCGACTTCTTTTTCTTCGAAGCTCTCTTCTTTGCAGGAGTTCCACGATTTGGTTTTGTGTCGTGAAGATACTGATGGTCAGCTTCATCCTCATCGCCGACACCGTAGTAGAATACTGCAATGTCGCCAATATGCTTGTTCATTTCTTTGATGAGTGTATGAAACTCGACTTTTCGATCAAGTTCTTCTCGTACTTCATTTATTTTCTTTTTCTTCCATCCAAGTTCTTTCTCAGCAATGTAAGAAAAGGTGAACATCAGTCGTGAGCGTGACTTGTTCTGAAGTTCGTTCAAGTCAATGTAATACTTGTCGCGTTCGAACGACTTTGGCTGTTTGTTCTTATTCAATATCATATGAGTAACTTACTATATTTGTGGTAAAATGTCAAGTGGGCTATTTATAAAAAGGGTGGGCATTACGGGGTACTTTACGGCCGGGTGGATTCGAACCACCGTAAACTATTCGCCTCAACTTTGTAAGAGTTGCGCTCTGAACCCCTGAGCTACGGCCGCATAGAAGTGGTGGAGTTACCACCAAAGTGATCGGAAATATTTACCGAACAGTCTTAAACCATTGTCAATACGTTCATGATGCTGACGAAGTCCTTCATCATCAACTTTGAATGTATCGTTTGGACCGTGTTCCAGTGCATATAAAGGGTCTCCATCGCTATCCTTTTCTTTCAGTTCCTTAAACTGAAAGTCGATTTCGCCAGAATAGAACTGGTCGTCACTAGTTTCATCCTGAATTTGCTCAAAAGTCCAAATCATTTCATCCAGCACAAAATCCCAACATTCTTCCTCAACACAAGTGTCACCCTTACCATCAGGAACATCTTCTCGATCAATCCCATTGTCAAGCATAAGATACCCATTATTGAGTTTCTTGAACCGAATAAGGAGTGGATAGATAATATGAGCAAGAGTATAATCTACAGACCAAGTGTCCCAGTCATCGATATGAACCTTTATATTTTGTCTATAAGAATCAAACCCCAATAGCCTTATTAGCTTTCTTTTGAAGCGGCCGGGTGGCTTTTTCATATTCACTTTCATTCTCTCATACTCCTTAAAAATTTCAGAGGGCGCCGGGGTCGAACCGGCAAGGCCTTTCGGCTCGGTGCTTTTCAAGAGCACTGCAGTCGCCAGCTATCTGCTTGGCCCTCTATGGTTATTTATACTTTGGTAGATACAACAGAGGATTTACAGTTTCATTCTCCATAATCAACTCAAAGTGCAAGTGATTTCCATCAGCCATTCCAGTATTTCCAATACGGCCAATGATTTCTCCAGCAGCAACTTTCATTCCTTGGTGTACTCGCGTCCAGGCAAGGTGAGCATACAAGCTTTGTGAGTCTCCGTGATCCACAATAATCAACCCACCGTATACTGGATGGCCCTTATAGTATCCATCAGGTGGCGGCCAATGTTCAACCACAACACCATCTGCTACTGATACAACCTGTGACCTCCATACTCCAGCAATATCAAGTCCCTCGTGTTTCATTTCAACATTCAATATAGGACTAACACGCAATCCATATGGTGAAGTATAAGACAAAAAATCCTCTTCGGCAATAGGAAAGATGTAGTTTGATTGAACATTCATTTGAGGTTCATTTGGTACTGTTTCAGCACCACCAGAGTTCGTCGATTCACTATTTTGAAGCTCTACCATTTCCTTTCGGAGCTCTTCGTTTTCAAGCTCCATTGATTTTAACGATTTAGTTTGTAGAGTACCAAATACTCCCAAAGCTATCACCAACACGAATGTAATTACAACTACTATAAAATGCTTCATAACCAATATTTATATGTTCGGAGGCAGCAGGACTCGAACCTACGTGGGTGTTACCCCGTCTCTGGTTAGCAACCAGGCCCTTTACCAGACTCAGGCATACCTCCCTATTCTCACGGAATGTACTTAGAAATCGGAATCCATTCCGTATCTCCACGGTGACAAAAATGTGTCCAGCTGTCTGACCACATACGATAAGCTACGCCTTCAAATCGAAAGGGAGCTCCAAGTGTCCAACCATCATTTCTTAGAAACACGATATCTGGTGTAATTCCATATCGTGACTTTGCCATTTCTGGTGTAGTTCCGAGCCCACCATCGTCTACAACAACTCTGGTGGGTTTAATCAATAGTTGTTCCATATCTTAACTCTTAAAGTACCTCTTTGCTCGATCCTTCATCTTCTCATAAGTTTCTTGGACAGAGTGTGGTACAGGCTTTCGACTTCCTGCAAGCGCACGATTGAAAGCAATATACTCACCCAGTTCTCTATCGAACTTATCAGTCTTGTGACATAGAGACCAACCAATTTCATTTGGTCCAGCTGCTAGTACAATACCTCTTGGGTGTCCGTGTTGGTCACGAACATACTGCTTAATAGTTACAGGTGTCATTTCAGTAACCATATGTTCCATAATATACTCCTTGTATAGTATCTTACTCCCGGCGAGAATTGAACTCGCACCCCAAGATTGAGAATCTTGTCACCTTACCGTTAGTCAGACGGGAGCATTAGTGGAGAGGGGGTGACTCGAACACCCACATACGGATTTTCAGTCCGACATTCTCCCGGTTGAATTACCTCTCCATATAAAGGAACTACATCAGTTCCTTTGGTCGTCGTGCTGTAGTTCCAGTCTTTTCACACTCCGCAAAGTGCTTCAATTTGCCATTCGCGAATACAGAACGCATTATAATCTTACCACCCCAGCGGCTTTTCAGTTCCTTTGCGCCCTCTCTTCGAGCATTCTTTGAAATTCCCTTTGCCATAACACAGCCTCCTATTAACTTCTTTCGCTCTCATAGTTGAAAAGTTCTCTTATAGCTTCATGCCGATGGGCTTTAATAAGAGCTTCATCATATGAAAATGTTCGAACTTTTGTATAATCAAGTGCCTTCAAAAAATAATCATTATCATTCTTTGTTGTTGCATCATATATTTTATCATCTATTTTCAACCAAACGTGGTATATGTAATAATCAGTTATACCATACATATCCGTAGCATGTACTCGGCCATAAACAACTTCAACTTCATATCCATGCGCATCAAGCATACTAGCATATAACAAGTTTATATCTTCACAATCTGCATACCCCATTTTCCAAGTCTCAGCAGGAGTATGCCAATCATCAAACCTATGCTCGTCTCGAATATATGAAATGTTATCTTGTACAAAGGCCTCTATAGATTCAATATCATCTTCACCCTCATACGGCACACTAAATGAATTCTCTTCTAAGTCTTGTAGTGTAAACTGACAGCCAGTCATTATTATTACTAGCAATCCAAGTATACCATATTTTCTTCGATACATTAAGTTTCTCCTATAGGCGCGCTGGGACTTGAACCCAGATATCGACCATGTTTATAAGACATGCGGCTTCACCAATTTGCCTACGCGCCAATATGTAACGGAGCTACCGGGAATTGAACCCGAGGTCTCTAGCTTGACAGGCTAGTGTTCTAACCAATTGAACTACAGCTCCAAGAGCGAACCTGGAAGGAATCGAACCTCCATTGAACAGATTAAGAGTCTGCTGCATAGCCATTCTGCCACAGGTCCATATTAGCCCGGTGAGAATCGAACTCACAACCAAATGGTTAAAAGCCATTTGCTCTGCCATTGAGCTACGGGCCAATGAATAGCGAGGGCGGAAGTCGAATCCGCGTCGTACAGGATATGAGCCTGCGCTGGAACCCCTCCAGTCCACCTCGCTGTTTGTTTATCAGTTCATCATAACAAGCACATACTACACTATATACTAAGTCTTGTCAACCAACCCGCCCCTAAGAGAATCGAACTCCTATCTCCTGGTCCAGAGCCAAGCATAATATCCATTATACGAAAGGGCAATAGCTGACCCGAGAGGAATCGAACCTCTAGCTACGGGGACCAAAACCCCGCGTGTTATCCATTACACCACAGGTCAATAAAAGCAGTTTTACAAGATGCTTAGCTTGTCCGGTTTCGCTCTTTGTAGCAGAAGCGTTTCGCTATTCAGACAACCGTATCCGGCAAACGGCATAGGGAACCTGGGTGTCGAACCCAGCAAGTCTTGGATCCAAACCAAGCGGCACACCCCGCGCCCTGTTCCCTGATTTTATCTGGCCTTTAGTTGACCATTCTCAAGTTCTTCTTCATAGTGAATATTCAATCCAAGTTCAACAGCAACTTGACGCTCAAATTGAGCACCGTGACTTGTATTCCAACCCTTCATCATAAAGATATCAGTGCAGTATGTAAGCGCACGAACATCCTTTCGATAGTAATCTTGACGAGTTGGATTATTCGTAAACTGATAATCTTTGTCAACTTCAATAGTTGCTGGATTTACAGCAGCATATCCAAGAGCGTTTAAAATCTGCTCAAAGTCATTGAAGCGGTCCTCATTTGCATTTTCTATGCCTTCCATAGGACCTGAAATATAAATCAGCTTCATCACTCTACCCTCACAATCTTCTTTGTTTCTTCACGACAGTTATAGCAATACAGCGTATAGCATTTATAACCATTGCGTGTAATATCCTTTGTTACTTCTTGGTCACCTTGGCCACACTTTTTACATCGCTCAAGGCTCATATCCAAGTCCATATCAGAATAGTTTCTCATATCATTCCCTCTATTGGCGCCCCGTGATTTGAACACGGAATCACTTGTTTATCAGACAAGCTGCTTAACCATTTTGCATAGACGCCAGTGTTTAGAGTAGGAGACGGGAATCGAACCCGCAACATTCAGCTTGGAAGGCTAACACTCTACCTAATTGAGTTACTCCTACATAAAGAGCGTAACCGAAGATTCGAACTTCGACTTCCTACTCGGCAAGCAGGCGTGCTACCATTAACACTAGTCACGCAATTTCACGTCCACAAGGATTCGAACCCTGAGCCACGGCTTTGGAGGCCGTGATGTTACCATTACACCATGGACGCATTATTTATCAAATAATCTGTTTACCAATTCTCTTCGCTGCACCAGAATAAAGACAGACTGAAAATGATTTGACTTGTCGGCCGCCCTTATTATTCCAAGACTCCATCAACAACGGGTACAATTCATTATACACATCACCACTTTCACACTCCCATAGTTGAATAATATTATATCTGTGGTCAAACATCACCCAGTAATGATACTTTCTTGAAAAGATTGTTTCCTTCCAGTTTTCAACTTGCTCTTCGACGGTCTCCATTTGTGACGTAAAAGTATATCTTATGATAAAACCACGGTTCGGGTTGCACGACTTGTATTCTACTGGTGTTCCATTTTCCATATATGCATCTGGACCCGAAGTTATTCTTGATAGAGAGTGACCAAGTACATCTGCAATCAAAGCCTCTTTAAATGTATCAGCGTGCGATAAATCACGCAACCCAGAATCAGACGATTCAATGAGCGCATCCTTAACCTTATGCAAGGCGTTTCTTTGTTTTCTTGTCATCATAATCAGACTATACTATATTCAGTAAATAATGTCAACCATTACCTCGGAGAGGACTCGAACCCCTATCTACAATGTACATATGGCTTCACTGGGATTCGAACCCAGATTTAAGCTTTCGAAGAGCCCAGTGTTAATCCGTTACACTATGAAGCCTTTAGTTTTTCTGCCATTTTTCTATCATACATTCGTCTATAGTAGCGGCCACCCCCTTTATTTTTACTACAGTACGAATCAGTTTGAGCGTGACAGTTAGGACAAAGAATCTGCAAATTTTCAACTTTATTATTTAAAGGGTTACCATCGATATGGTGAATGTTTAATGGAACATCTCTATCATTCCACTTTTTTGTATTACAAGCTTCACACTGGTGACCACGAAATTTTATCAAATACTTTTTAATTGTTGCGGGTCTGTTGTTTTCTCCATTTTGCAATTTTTTCCAAAATATATCTTCTTGAGATTTGAGTCTACAACCCTCACTACAAAATTTTCTACCATAAGAAACCCAATTTTCTCCACAATATGCACAAGCTTTTTTACTATCCATTTCCCTTTTCGGATTATTGTGTTTTGCCGCACAAGAATGACTACAAAACTTATTGTGCCTTTGCTTGTAAGAAAGAGTTGCATTACAGTATGTACAATAGTTTGGCGAATCGTAATACTTTTTATGGTAGTTTCTTACTAAAGCTTCATTTCCCCCTTTTCCTGCTTCTTGTCTGGTCATTGTTTGCTCCTTATACCTTATGAGTATTTAGAGCATTGTAATTTTTAACGGCACCTTAATCCATTAGACCACCGAGGTATTTCAAATAGCCCAGGCGAGAGTTGAACTCGCACCTCCAGATTGAAAGTCTGACCACCTTACCATTAGTTAGACTGGGCCTTCTTTTTCTTTCTCAAAGCTTTTCGCAATCTTCCTCTATAGTATTCCTTTCTGACCTTAATACCAAATTTTGGCGTCCAAAATCCCAATGTTACAATACCACAAAGAGCATCGATGATATCGCCCCATTGAGATAACCACCGTATCATATAGTATCTCTTATCCATCTTGTATTCCTTACCCCACCCCGGACTCGAACCGGGACGCATCTTTCAGCCCAGGGCCTAAACCTGGTGACTATACCATTTCGTCTAGCGGGGCATATAGGTGACCGGCGGGATTTGAACCCGCGTCGGTAGATTCACAGTCTACCCTCTGAAACCACTCGAGTACGGCCACAGTGGAGAGTATCAGAATTGAACTGATATTCTCTGGTTGCAAACCAGAAGTTCTACCATTGAACTAACTCCCCAAATTCAATACCCCTTGGAGGAATTGAACCTCACACCGTCCACCACACATTAAGGAAGTCGGTTAGAAGCCGACTGTGAGGAACAAGGGGTATATATGGGTCGAGTAGGATTCGAACCTACGATGTTTAGCCTGCGGCACCTGATTTACAGTCAGGCTCCTTCAACCTCTCGGACACCGACCCATTGATTACTCGATTGTTTTTTCATACCAATCAATTGTAGTACTCATAATTCTATTAAGTTCCGCACTCAAGCCCTTTCCACCCTCTTCAACAAAAGCTTGCAGAATGGATACAGAAAAGAAACGTTTCAACTCTTCAAAGTCCATTTCTTTAAGTGGTTTACCATTGATATGTGTGTACATTTCCTACTCCTACAATAAAATATGTGCAATCGGCCCCTCCACTCGCCATTGCACGGCGGCCTACACTGTGCTGCAGCTTGGTCGCGCCCATGCCTCGTAGTACAATTAAAAGTAGTACCCGTTAGTACACGATATGCCCCACCCTGGATTCGAACCAGGAACATCTTGCTTTTGAGACAAGCGACTCTGCCAATTGGCCTAGTAGGGCATTAATTACGATCCAAATAGTAATTTTCGTGCTTCTTCCGTGAATCCACTATCTGGAAAATTGCCATTCAAATCTTCATTATGAGCCCATTTCTGAACAAGTCCGTGCTTTTCACAAACCCATCCATGTTGTGTTGGTTGTAATTCTTCACTACACTTCGAACAAGTATATGGATGAAGCCATTTAGCACTTTGACGTTTCACAAGATTTGCTACTTGCTGTTTCGTCCACATAATAATCTCCTAGCTCCTCGGGCAAGATTCGAACTTGCGACCTTTTGGTTAACAGCCAATTGCTCTACCAACTGAGCTACCGAGGAATATAGAGCCCCCAGTGCGATTCGAACGCACGACATTCTGCTTACAAGGCAGACGCTCTGGCCATCTGAGCTATAGAGGCAAATATTCCGGGGCTCGCACCCGGTCCGGGTCTCTCGGCAGTTTTCCCTCACCGGTGAAGTCTTCTATTATTTCAAGACGTTATTCACTTCACCACGCCCGTTCAACAGGCCTACTTGCACTGACAGTCACGTTAACTGCCCTCGCCTATGCGCGGCCAATATATGGCGCCGGAGTTTAACCGGCGCCTTCTAAGTTTTCAAAGACCAATCTCAGACACCCCAGTCGGGTTCGAACCGACGTCCACGGGTTTGCAGCCCGTGTGCCTTTCCATTAGACCACAGGGTGACGAATCTCAGCGATAGAGAATTACAAAGTCTCCGAAGTATTCATCAAAGACATTCACAAGATTCTCGTAATCACCTTCAGTCATACGAGTATACACAACATCGTAATCAATGTCAAGTGCCCTTGCAAGCTTTTTCGCAAATTCAAGAAGCACATATGCATTTCCATCGGAACCAGTCAAATCAATCTCAATTGGGCCCGTTTTCTCTTCTCTATCTCTTATCATAGTTCAAACACTACACCATATAGTGTTTTATGTCAAGTGGCTCTGTTAATGATTTCTGAGAACCGAAATGGTTCTTTTTGGTGGGTGGGAACCATTTCGGTTCCCATAGTATCGTAGGGAACCTACTTATTCAATGCCTGAATCTTCTTGGTATAAAGTTCGGCAAAATTACTTCCAGCTTCTTGTACGCGATTATAGAGTGCATCCAAGTTATTATGCCAAAACTCTACTGGAATAGAGTTATTTGGCTGAAGGCCCATACTAGCCATCGCATCTTCTCTCTCTTTCTGATTTTCTGGTTCATCCATAAATGGTCGATGAATTTTTTGAATCGTGAAGTTACTCATTACCGCTTCGTCATAACCACTATACCCCGTATACGGCACATTAAAAAGTATACGGTAGCTTGGATTTTCCTTCATAATCTTCTCTACGCCATCCATATATGACTGAACAAATTTCTGAATAGCTCTTGGGTCTGCATATATCTTGAACAGTGGATACAAACCCATATTGTTCCGTATAATGTCTGTGTCTGAGCCTCTATGAGCAGATATCATATCACCTGAATCAAGCTCTTTTTTTATAGTAGACAATTGCATCTGTGGATTAGGTACCAACGATATCTCTTTATATTGTCTAAATTCATCGTCCAATCCTTCAACAAAGTCAATAAAGTCACTTTTCGTCTTTATACCTTGTGCTTTTATCCAGTCATGGCCACTATTTGATAGATTTTCCCAAGTCGATGGAAATAAGTGTTTTCGCATCAAATCTCCACGAAGTTTTTGAAGTCTTAACCGAAGGTCCTTTGAAGTAGCTTCGACTTCATTCTTTACATTTGGGTAAGCATGTTTTAATGCACGCTCAAAATCGCGGTCTCCGATATGAACCAAACGCCGACCACCTTTTGACAAATAAGTAAATGCATCAAAACTGAAGTATGCATTGATATCACCCTTTAGTTCAGCAAGAACTCCTCCAGAGGTCTCTATACCACCTCCAACCATATCTCTAAATTCAGACTTTTTATTATTACTTAAAAAGACGGATAACTGAGCATTCTTTCGTCCCTCTAAGGCAACTAAGTCCACAACAGCACTCTTTTCTGTAACGTGAAAAGCTACCACATTCGGTATTGTATAGTCAAGCCTCTTCATCAGTGTTGGAGTAAAGAATACTGGTGGTAAATTTGGAGCTTGAATAATAGAGGCAAATACTGAGCGTTGATTTTGACGCTCAGTTAAGAATGTTTCTTGAAGAAGCTCATCATACGATTTCATAAAGCTATTTATAACTTCTCTCTACTCCACCAAGCTTATCTGCCCAATTCTCTGGGTAGCGGGTATAGTAATCATCCGCATAATGACCCGCTCCAATTTTATAGCTGACAATTGAAAGAATGTTCTGCGTAATCGACGGAAGTCCAATTACGAGTAGATACAATGGACCAAACATATAGCTTTGAAGTGTATGTCCATACTCGTGCTTAACAGTCATTCTACTGAAATAATCACCCAGAATTATATAGTCTCCAAGTGATATTCCCCATCGACTATTAGCTAACCAATAGAATTTGGAGGTTTCATACTTTTCAACCTTCTTGATACGATAGTGAAATACCCACAGTAATACTAAAGCTAGCATATGTTGCGGAAACTGCCAAATCCATTTAAACATTTGTTACCTCTTTAGTGCCGTATCTGCTCAATGCGCTTGATTTTCTTATCGTATAGTGACGACTCTGTAAGAAGTCTTTTCAAGTCAGAGCGAAACTCTTCATAAGCTTTTTCATTCTCTACAAACCACTTCGGACAAACCTTACCAGTTACATCATAGTGTCGAACTACATCATCAAGTGTCAAGTCATAATGTTCAATAAGAAATCCTACTAAGCGAAGTGTTTGGTCATATGTTTCCTTAGTAAACTCTCCGCTCCAATCTGGGTGACACATCTCGACACCAATCAAGCAGTTATTTGGATATGTAGTATTGAACTTATCTAATACAGCATCGTTATACTCACGAGCTCCTACATGGTACGCCATTTCATTGTCGGGTATTAATTGTACAATTTCACCCTTAATGTCTACAAAGTAGTGCGCGCCGGCGTATCGGTCATACTTATCATCATTGGGGTCCTGCTTAGCAAGTCCCTTAAAGTAAACTACATGGTCATTCGCAGTCGCACCAGCATTACCGGTCCAGTGGACAACAATACCCTTAATATCAACAAGCTTACGGCCGGGTCGTGAAAACTCATTGATAGGTAGAAGTTCTTTTCGTATACGTGGCTTGACTATCATAGTACTAGCTTTCCTTAAACACATAGAGTCTAGTGCTATTTAGGAATGTCTAGTCATCTTTAAGTACACGCTCTAGCACTATCTTACAGCGTTTAGAAGGTTGGTCTCCAGTAAGAAATGCAGCTTTGCGACCAGAGATATATGGAGGTTCTTTACCCCGGTCATAATACTGATCCGAAGTAGGGTCATAGCGATTTCCGAGAGCATCTTGAAGCCACCAATGAACTATTCCTTCATCGTCTTTTGCTCTCCATACTTCTAAGCTACAACCCATCAAATGGTATACAGCTTCAGCAGCTACATAACAATGACCATAATAGGGATGGCCAGAATTTCGAAGATTGGGCTTAAGCAAATCGGGAGTCAATACAGACCGAACAGCCCGTATTGCTCCCGAAATGTTCGAGAAATACTTTTTTGGTTTCTTTTTTACTTGAAGTAGACTATCGGTCGAACTTCTTCTTGAAGGTTCGCTCATTTATTACATTCCAACCTCGAGCCTTTTGCTTCTCTACAAAGTTGTCAACAGCCTCATTTGCAGCAGTTCGATTCTTAAAGGTTCCCAGCATTTGAGCTCCTGCATATACAACCAACCCATCAGCATGAGAATACACTGTTACATCAACTTCATCAATCATGTTATAAGATTTAGCATTAACACGAGTCAATTTCACAGTGCGTCGGATTACTCCTCGTCGATTTGTCATAGCCATTTAGTAACTCCTCTCTATCTCTTGAGTATGGTTACTATACACAATTACGACAGTTTAGTCAAGTAGAAGGCTACGGCTTTCACGAAAATCTTCAACGATTGGAGAATTCAACCATTCAGTTCTAGTCACAACTCTAACTGGACGGTCTCGATAGCCAGGACTCATCATTCCATACCAATCTTCTCCACGCTCAACCCACATTTCTCTTTCCCAGTCAAGCCTTCCTGGTTGGGCTCGCCCATTCACATAAACTTGAATGGGTACATTTCTCACTTGATTGAATGCTGTATATGGAGCTCGTTTCATGCCTCAACCTTACTTGTTTCCTTTTTAGTCTTAACGGGAATATCAGTACCAAACACTTCGTTGATATGCTCTGCCTTCATTCCTTTGATACGAAACTTCTTTTGAAACGCTTTTAGTAGAATCTCAGCTTCTCGCTTGTGAAGTCCTTCAAGTAACTCAATGAACAAGGCTTCTCTCTTCACCTGGTTCATATCGTTGTATCCGCCATTCCGCAAAAAGATTCTCAAGCGACGAAGTTCAGAATCAATACGAAAATCCGTTAGGCCTTCTTCAAGTTCAGACGGTCTATAAGGCGGGTCCGTTTCAACGGGTAGCAGTGGTTGAATATTAGGATGGTAAGAAATTCTCAGTATCTCACGAACTGCTGGACGATTCTTATACTTAGCTAGAAACTTCTTACGCTCCGTTAAGTTCTTTTTCTTCTCTGCTTCATCAAACACCTCATGTAGGTATTCCATAATATCACTCCTTAGCGTTGCTTTCGACGAGCAATAGCAAGCTTACGCTCGCGGGGTGTACGCATATGCTTAGTACGCGATTCCGCATTCGTCTTTTGTTCACCATACTTATCACGCTTTAGCATTGCTTTTGAGCGCCGAATCTCAGACCTATTTAACTCTCGCTCTTGCTGAAAGGTAATTGATGTTGGGTGCTCTTCATATTCACCCGTCTCTTTGTTACGTGCGAATACCAAATATTCTCGATTGTAAAAGTCACGCACATGAATATTGTCAGCACCATAAATTTGGCCGAGGCGCTCAAGCGCTTCATTGCTTGTTTCCTTTGTCACAAAGACTTGCTTACCATATTTCTTTACAATCATTCATTATCCTCCACTGAAATACTCTCGATAGAGCTTAGATAAAAGCTCCTCCATCCATTTTTATCCACATCATAGACAACAATCAAACCGGGTGGAGCACCACGACTGGATTCATTAGCTGTCTCTGGTAAAGAATTGGGCATTCGAGTACACCTCATTACTCTTTCCTCACCATTCACCTTTTTGAACTTGATTTTCAGAATATGCTCATGAAGAGCATGCTTCAAAAACTCAAGCGTTACATCATCTGGTGTATTCATTATAATACTACTCCTTTCTTTGAGTTAGTGCCGAAGGTGGGATTCGAACCCACAAACGAGTGGTTTTAAGCCCCTCAGGTAGACCAGTTCCCTTCACTCCGGCGTCCACTTACATATAGATTGTCTTACCGTTCTGGTGGTCAGTTTCGTGTTGAAAGATTCTTGCTTCAAATCCTTTAAGCTTTTCAACCACTCCACGAACAATCTGGTTATTTTCATCAACCGTATCATAAAATGCCCGTATCACCTTTGGTCGCTTTATAATAATAGAGTCTCTATTTGGATAGCTTAAGCAACCCTCAAAGTCTTTCTGACGTACACCCATAGGAATGTAGTGAGCATTCATAATCACCTTACGAACACCATTCCATTCATATACGGATATTCGTTGAAATATACCAATCTGTACAGCACTCAGACCAGCTCCATTCTCAAGTTCATCAAGAGTTTTCCAAAGCAAATCTATAGTCGTTAAGGGGTCTAGCTGAGTCAAAATATCATCGTGGATTCGTTCACAGTAAGCATTTTCGACTAAGTTATTGTCTACAAGTTTCACTACAACACTCCATTCAACTGCTGATATACCATATTCTGCACATACGCCATTGGAGTATCATCACCACGTAAAGGAACGACATGCACACAAGGTATATTAAGCTCATGGAATCGTTTAACCTCATAAAAGTCATCGTCAAAAAAGAGGTCAACATCCTCTTTTATTCCTGGTGTAACAAGAATATCCGCTTTATATGGTAAATTCGAATTTATAGACTTGCCTATTGCCAAGCAATAAACGTACCTACCAAAAAGAGCTTTCAGACGTTCATCCATATCATTATCAATTTCATCGCGAGTCGTTAAAACAAACGGCTCTATAGAAGTTTGACCATAAACGATTAGTTGTGCAATAGGAGCAAAGTAAGAACCCTTGCTTAATACTCCATCAAAATCAAATCCTATTCTCATAGTATACTCACAGTATCATATGTCCCACATTATGTCAACACCGGACACAATTAAAATTCATGTACACTTATAGCAGTTTTGTGTACATATCACCTAAGACATGTCGCTATCGTGTACATGAGACAATCCATATTGCATAATCCAATAAGCATCAATCAAGTCTGTATAAGGCGACTCTGTATAGTGTGATACGGGTTGTAAGTAAGGTAATGTTACTTGCGTCTCGTAAGCGTCCTTCATAGCGCGCTTATTGGAGTTTCCCTTACCGGTTGCAAACTTCTTAACCACTGTTGGTGGGTAGATTCTCACATCAGCATATCGTTGCAGTAAATGGTATTTAAGTATCGCCGTATTTTCCGCGATACTGAATACCTTTCCTTTAGAGCCAAGTGAGTAACCTTCAAGAAAGACATTGCGTATTTGATAATGGTCAACAGTTTCCATAAAGTACTCAGCAATCGCATCAAACCTTGCAATAGAAGAGTTCACCTTTTCGTCTCGTATGTCTGTAGTGACGGATACTCGACTTTCAATCAACCTGGAGTCCAAGTGCTTTGCAATATGAACACCGGACTTCTTATTAGTCATATAGTAAAACCAGTAATCGTCCGCAATCGTATCATAGACACACATTGCAGGACTAGTCATGCTGTAATCAAGAGCTGCATATATCATAGCAGCTCTATTTATCATCTTACTGGTAAGACTGTATCCACTTCCTCATTTCTTCAGCAACATAGCTCCACGAAAGCTCTTTTGAAGTAAAGAACTCTTTAGCTCTTACTCCCATTTTCTGTGCTTCTTCGCGATTCTCATACATATAGGATAAAGCATCAGCAATATCCTCTGGGTCTACTATGCCCCGCTCGATCAAGTATGGCCGCTCCGTGTCCCAGTATGTCACAGGCATTAAGTAACCCCTACCATGAGCAAACAACTCTCCAAGTGAACTATGCTCGGGTACAATCTGAGGTACTCCAGTAACAGCATGCTCACTATTCACTAGTCCCCAACCTTCACCTTGGCATGTATTGATACCAACATCCATAGCATTATAGATTTGGTTAAGAACTTTCTTAGAAACCATATTATGGGGGTATGGCTTGTCAGTATACTGATACAGAATATTCCGATTGTGAATATCAATATCGTGCTTTTGCAATTCACGCTCTAGCAATGCTGGAACGTTCCACCCACCAGAGTTTCGAAGTCCTCCATGAGCAAAAAGTCCAATATCATCATTAGGAAAATTGGATATAAACCTTGCAAACCCTTTAACCATCAAGTCATAACGCTTTCGGGGTTGGTTGCGATTTCCATTGAATACAAGATAAGGCTCTGGTCGAATACCAAGAAGCTTTCTTGCATAGCGCTGATTCATACTAAAAAAGTCACCTGTATTTGTTCCGTGATTGATGACCTTGATTGGTTGCATAATACCAGCATCCTCAAGTACACCTTTGCCAAACTCGGTATATGTCGCGACTCCCGTCCAGCTATGAACTTCCTGCACTAGTGAACGATGATAAGGTCCACCATCAACTGGAACATAACCAAAAAACTGAATCACTCCAGAACTGATATATGCTTCCAGAGCACTAGCATATGAATTGACAACCCAAGAATCGTTATTGGCGACAACAATATCTGGTTGAACTTGCTTAAAGACACTCTGTAGTTCTTCAGCGTCTCCATATGGACTAGTTCTTAGCTTCTCAAGGTTAGGACCAGAAGCAGGAAAAATCGGATAGGGAAACTGGTGCTCTTCATTGTAATAGTTAACACCAAATAGATAAACATCAAAGTGGTGTCTAAGAACATCAAGCATTGCTTCCGTAACTCTAGCAAAACCAGTCTCCGTTGTCGGAGCGTCTGAAATATACAGCAACTTTTTCATTATGATTAACCTCCACGGTTATTCTATTTAGTTATAAAAAAAGGGCCCCAGTCTGCAACGCAGTACCGGGGCCCCGAGAGAGAGGCCTTAGTTAAAATGGCGAGTCAAAGTCAGTTTTATTCTTTTCTGACTCATTCTCTTCCGAATCTGTAACATTTCCATCATCATCAACCGCAATCGCATCCGCATCTAATTTTGTATAGAGCGACCAGAAAGATTCATAGGTCTCTTCATCAAAGCGGTTGATTGCCAAGCGAATCGCCTGTTCCTTGTTCTCGAAAATCGAGTAAGCATTCAGAATGTGAACAAGGCGACGAGTCGAAATCAATTCATCAACCGCACCCTCTTCAAAAGTCTTACGAATAATGACAGCCCAGTCAACAAGGTTATTCACAAAGTCATCATCATCAAGGTTCAGCGAATCAGCAAGCTTCTTGAGAATCTTCTTTTCCTGAGTCTTGTTCGGGTATTCAAAAGTCAGAGTAATAGGAAATCGTTCAAGAAACGCTTCGTTCAGAACGTTAGTTCCCATGAAGCGGCCATCGTCAGACCCCTTACCCTTAGTGTTTGCAGTAGCAATCACGTTGAATCCGTCAGCAGGTTCCACAAGAGTGTTAATCTTCTTAATGAAAACACCCTTGCCCTCAAGTACGGTAAACAGTGTCGCAGCCTTATTAGGATTAAGCATATCAATTTCGTCGATAAGCACAATCGCGCCGCGCTTCATTGCCTCAGTAACAGGTCCATCCTGCCAAATGGTCTCACCATCTACAAGTCGAAACGACCCAATCAAGTCCTCTTCATCAGTTCCAGCAGTAACATTAATGCGAATAAGTTCTCGCTTCGAGTTTGCAGCAGCCTGAATAACAGAAAGCGATTTGCCATTTCCAGACATTCCGGTAATGAAAGTCGGATAGAAACGACCGGATTTCACAACCTTTTCAAGAACCTTGTAGTTGTCATTCTTGACAAACAGCGGGTCCTTGCGAGGCACAATGTCAGAGTCAGAAGCAGACATAACACGCTGCGTCAAACCCTCAGAAGTCTTTTCAGGCTTCGCGACCGTAAAGTCAGCGTTCGAATTTGAAGTAGAAATTCCAAGCGCAGATGCCATTGAAGAAACATCATATTCGCCGTGGCCAACACGAAAGTTTTTCAACCAGGAATACGAAAGCTTCTCAAAGCCATGTTCGTTTGCAACCTCTGTTATTGTTTTCTTCTTAACAGTACCTTCACCGTGTCGCTCCAAAAGCGTATTCACAATGTTTGTCTTGTCAGTCTTAGTCATTGACATAATCATCCTCTCTCTCAAAAGTCTCTCTCAATCTTACAAGTACATACTACCAAATATGGCTGGTATTGTCAAGTGGTTTTAATGTGATTTTAACTGCGCGTGAATCGATGTTCATGCACCAGCAAAAGCCATAAAGAGCGACCAGCTTCATCAGCAAATGTATAATATCCATCGCTTGCTAGATGATAACAAAATTGAAATATCACTGATTCTGCTTTATAAGTAATATCGACATCTGGAAAAATCTTCTTAATATTTACCCTAATAAACTGTGTTGCGTAGGGCCATTCTGGAGAATGCTCAGGAGGCGTCATAATTGGATGATTAAAACTATGCTCTTTAGTTGTCGAAATTGGCTTATATAGAATTGAGCTCAATTCCAGAGCATATGCTTGAGTGTTAACAGGAACATAATAGGTATATTTTGTACGTTCGTCATTCTGAGTCGTATCAGCACCATCCATAACCGTTTTATGTTGTCCGTCCATCGTCCACACTTCATGAAACCTCATAGCTTTTTCAATCATAGCAACTCTATACTAACAAAAACCCAGAAGCTTGTCAAGGCCTCTGGGTCTGGGTAAAATAGATTTCTCAACCCTTAGTCAAAATAGTCATAGTCACCCATTAGTTCCTCTTCCATAGCCAAAGAATCTTCAAGCTCTTGTAAGTGAATTGAACACCTACTACAGTAAACAGAAGCAGAACCAAAAATCGTTGAAGTGTGAATAGATTCACCAACCGTAATTAGCGAGTTACACCTTTCACACCGAAGCACCGGTTCCTCCAGTGCTGTATGGCTGACAGTACGTAGCATTGTTACCTCCTAAGCAACAGTGTCCATAATCTTTCGAACCAGAACCCGAGAGTCATTAGCCTTTCGGTTTGCCCGAGTAAACGCACCCGCAATCTTTCGAGTAGAAGCTTCCTCAGCAGTTCCCTTAAGTTCCGAGTCAATAGAGTTCTCTTCAACATGAAGCGCATCGGACAGCATGATATAAGAATCAAAAGAAAAAGCCTCTGTCAGTTCTACGAACCCGCGGTCCTTAAACTCCTTTCTAATCTTTGCAACTTCTGAAGTAGAAGCAAACCTCTTACCTTCCGTCGCGGAAGTCTTTAAAATAACATCCTTATAGCTGTTCTCTACATTGAACCCCATTACCGTTGCGCCAGTAATATAACGAACACGGTCCGTCAATACAGACTGAAAAGTGGAATTAAAAGTTCGAATATCCTTAGCATTATAAATCTTCTTAGTAATGGGGTCCACAAATCGCTCCGCGACTCTTACGTTTAGAGATATTACAGAATCATTAAACCCCCTATAATTGCTATTCACATTAAAGTAGTCATTCCCGCCGCCATCAGTATAGAGTAGAAACATCATCTTATCTACATGATTAGCAGAGCGAAATTCATTAATCAACCAAGGAGCGATATAAAGCGCAGCATTCAGCGGAGTAGAGCCAAGATAGCGACCCGCATAAGTGAACGAATAGAAGCTTTCACGGTTGCTGTGACTGTGAGTGTAACTATTATTATAATAGCGATTCTTATAATTGTTGTAGTTAAGCACCTCAGAAGCAAGAAGTCCAAGTGAAAACACCCAGTCATTCTTCTTCAAATTAGAGTTCGTAAGTTCAATCAACGCAAAGTTCGGGTCAGCAACCCAAAACATCGAGTCAGTTCTTACTCCATTTGGAGCAGGAAAGTTGCCCAGAAAACGATTCGACGAATCTCCACGACCGTAAGTATTCGTGAACGCATAAACAGTATACGGAATTCCTACCCGAGACGCAAAGACCGCCATGTTGAAAATCTGGTCAATAGCGTTAGCAACGCGGCCGCCGCTCATAGAAGCAGAAAAGTCAACATACATTACAATGCCATGATTCTTACCTTCGGGCACAACCTCGTTTCGTAGAAAAAGGTCGTCGGAAGTCTTATAAGCGTGAAGTCGGTCCATATCAATCGAACCAGTCTTTGACACCATTGCCCTTTTATGAGCAGCAGCAGACTTCTTAAGTTCAAATTCCTTAATCATATGGTTAATTGTCTTGCTGTTTCTCTTCAAAAGGCGAGTATACGCTGTCTTGATTGAATCTTCCGAAAAAGTATTATGATAGTACGTATTAACACGATTGCGTTCAGTTTCAATAAAAGTCTTGGATGAAACAAGTGTCTCGCGCCAGTTAGCATCAAGGTTCGGGTCGCGAAGAGTTACCGAAGCAACCTGATTGAAACGCGGATTGTCCTTAGCATTTTCATTCAAGTTATTTTCAAGAGATTCTACAGAATCAAGAGCAGGCGGCTCTTCATCGTTTCCATCGGAAGCCGAAGCCGAATCAAAAGTAGAATCTTCGAAAGTCTCAGAATCATCAGTAGAGTCATCATCAACACCCTCAGAAGCCTCACCCTTTCCGGTCTCTTCTCCAGTCTCAGAGTCGCATTCATTCTCTTCAGCATCATCAGCATTCTCTTCAGTAGAGTCAGCATCATCAGCAGAATCTTCTTCATTCTCACCAGAATCATCACCCGAATTAGACGATTCGTCCGAAGTCTCAGAGTCGTCGCTTTCATCGGAGTCAGCATTCTCAGAAGCATCAGTCTCTTCAGTTGAATCCTCAGAATCGGAAGAACCATCCTCATTTGAATTTGAAGAATCAGGTTCCTCACGGTTCGATTCAGAAGCAAGAAGCTCCTCAGTGATAGAAGTAATTTCTTTCCAAGTATTTGCGGATTCAATTCGTTCAATCCACACCTTTTCATCCTCAGTAAAAGGAATATCAAGATGCCCATAGGATTTGAAGTGTAGATTCAAACGGTCAGCAAGTGGTCGTTTCGAAAGGTCCTCATTATCATCAATGCCGAAGAACCCGCGTTCGTGAAGTTCCTTATAACCTGCTGCCATATCACGAACAACACCAGGATAGCGTCGCTTGATAAGTTTCTCGATACGAGCATCTTCAGTAACGTTCATGTACATATGGCGGGTCTTGCTCTCACCAACAAAGTCTTTCCAACCATCATACGGAGTATGAAGAGCGTGAGAAACCTCATGAGCAATCAACATTGAATAAGTCGCATCGGAAAGTCCTTCATAAATCGGAAGAACCAGAACGCGATTATCAAGTTCAAAGTGCGCGGTGGGCACATAGTCAAATCGAACATCGATGTTTTCAGTCGCCATCAATTTCGAAATGAGTGAGTGGTCTTTTGTGTTGTGGGTTGTCTTTTCTCTCATTTCCTCTCTCATCATTACACTGTAAGAGTACCAGGTTTACTCAGTATCGTCAACCGTCTTAGCCAGATTTTTTCGAATTTCAGCTAATTCTTTTCGAATTGCAACAAGGGTCTGTAATACGTTAACTGACCAACTGATAAGAAGAATACCAACTGCCCATCCAACTATTATTTGTATCGCCGTCATTACACAATCACACTACTATACTGATTTACCTTTGTCAAGTGGTTAGCTCTATTTTCTTCGAAAAAGTTTCTTCACCCAAAGAAAGAATACAGCAATCAATGAGATACTAATGACAAGCATTCCCATAAAGAATGCTACAATAATCATAGAGCCAAAAGCCATTAGAAACATATCCATATAACACACCCACTGTAAGAAAAAACCACCATAATTTCTTACAGTGGTTTATCATAATTCCTTATACTATAAGCATTCAGTCGCACCAGGGCCACTGAACATTCTTAGGTGCTTCAGCAAGCACTTTACGATTGTTCATAACTACACTTTCTATATCTACTGTATGTAGATTTATTTGGTCCGATTCAAAAGCCTCAAAAGCCAATACCTCCATAAGGCGTGAATTTGATTCACGTAATTGTGAAATGGCTTTCATATATGACTTGAGAAGCAGCTGCTCTTCAACCTCAGTTAGAATCTGACCCTTTGTCACACGGTCATATATTTGCTGTAGTATACGCTCATCACTCATACAATGGTTCTCCATTCACTCGAATATATTTACCAAGCTTATCCTTTAGACAATGTTGGCAGATATCTAACTCAATTTCGTCGAGGTCGCCAAAGACGGAACCATACCCGCCAGTGAACCGAATACTAACAAACTCTTGAAACTCAATAGTTCCTTGGTCAAAATCTTCATCATTATATTCAGCTCGAAGGCCGCATATATCACAAACCTTTGCGACTACTCTTGTTGACGTAATTGTAACATCTTGTGTCTCTACCACTACTTTTCTCCATTTGGGTTCTGATAATGACCAACCACTTTAACACTCTGCAAAAGCTCATATGGTATATGACTCTGTGTATACTGATCAACATGCAATGGGTTGGGCCAGACTTGCCCCTCAAAGTATATTCCCAGCCATGTTGCAGAGCCATATCCTACTTCCAGAATATCCCAGTTAGCTGGCGGGTCATTATCAACTATTTGAGAAAGACCCACATGGCTAACAGCTTCATCATACTCTGAACTAATCGTACCATCTCTATCAAAGTCACTCATTGCTTTACTCACACCTCATACATAGTAGAAAGTCCATTATGTTCAATCCACTTATTTACCTTCTCTTTCGAACCCCAAGACATTCGTGGTATTTCATTTTCAAGAAAAAACGCCCAAGTATGAAGCTCTCGATAGTTTGTAGGGTCCGCACGGATAATAGCTTCTGCAAACTCATTACAAAGTACTGCATAAAGAAAGCTACCCGGAGGTATACCTTGCTCTATATAGAGTCTCACACCGTCTTGCATATGCTTTGGAATTCTTGTATAATCGATATTCATTGTACTGGTCCCCTTTGGTTTCGTATTTGGTCGTGGAGTACTCGGTATATTCTTAACTCCGCCGTTGCGCTTTTTACCTTCATTCATGAGCTCATCCCATTATATTTTCCAAGTTTTGCTCGGGTCGTATCATAGGATGGCCATCTACATTAACTTCCTTTGCTTTCTCCACTCCAGCGTCGGCACCAAGAACTCCCTTGGCCACTGCAACCGCAAAGTTATGCCACTCACTATTCCGTGATTTAAGGCCGTGCATTAACAAGTTCGTCAGTTGATTTTCATCTAATGATTTTCCACGAACCTTAAGTCGTTTTAGTTCAGCGTTGAGTTTTCGCGTATTCTTTTTTGAAAGCATCATATTATTCAATTCCTAATAACGAATTCTATGGACAATCCAAACAATACCAACGACAATCAAAGCAACCCCAAACTCAATCCACAACGGAGATAGAACCCACAACCAAGACCAGTCAATTGTGTTCGTAAGTTTCAACACAAGAAACACAATAAACAATACAGTCGAAAGTCCAAATCCACCGTGGTGGGTATAATTCTCATTCATATCAGTACGCTCCTTCATTCTGAGTTGACTCTACCATAGCTCAACAAATTATGTCAAGTGGTATACAGGTTCTCATGAATGTTGCCAATGACTTCAATACCCTCACTATGGCACGAATATAAAGCTCTACTTCCAATGCTAGTTACACACTCAAACATTGCTGTATCACTTTCCCAAATAACTATTTTCACCACACTGTTATGCAATACAATATCAGCCTCATAAATCTCTACTCCATGTATATCAAAAAGACCAGTGAATTGCTCAACAGTACAAGTTGAGTGTGGAATTACTAAATCCCATGAAGCTTCTTTCGACCACTTTGGTGAACTTCCCGATTCAAATGGCTTTGAGTAACCAAGAGTTGGGTGCCAAGCTCGAAACTTGATTTGAGCTTGTTTTCTATCAGTCATTACCAAATTCCTTTATATATTGATGCAACACTAAGAAATCGATTCCGTTATCACACAAAATTGCTGCAAGACGACGAAGCAATAATTCGCCCAACCTTCCAGGCCAAATTGCCGTACCACAATAAATTTTTCCAAACTCATCTACAGCACACCATGGTTCACCTTCTTGGTAACGGAGACGCTTGGCAACACCAGACCAAGACAGCCAATAATCTCCGTATTTTCCATCATATGGGTCATCAATAAGAATAGCAGGATGAAGGACTAACTTGGCATCTGAAAGTCCCGAGAAATACAGTCCCTCTGGCGTAGCTGTCACGCCTTCAGTCAATTGGTGAGGTAACATTGGTTCACCCATTTTTCCTTTCAACAAATTCTTGTGTTGGTGTATATGGAAATGTAATAGGAACACGACTTTCTTTATTAGTATAGTAAGCTTTTCGAAGATTTCCATCTTCATCTGGAAACCAATCATAAAAAATACGACCCTCAGTGTCATATGCTCCATTCTGGTCACGGAATACATGAGAGCATCGCCGATTTTGATAAAGACCATCAGATATTTGATTCCACTCCCACTCTTCTCCAGTGAGAGGAACAATTGGTTCAAAGTTGGCTAACTTCTTAAAGAGATTTATAGCGTATGGTGCAGATGAACCAGAATGTCCCTCTTCTTCAAACACTTTCAGCAATTCTACTACATGAGTACAGATAGCCTCTTGCATTTCATCATTAAATTCACCATCTTCATTCATCCAACCAGCGGCCCGAAACTCTTCACGCGCATAATTTTCATAATTCATACCTTTCTCCTTCTTTTCAGGTCTTTTATAACTATTCTCATTGCCCTGAGCCTGCTCCTCAAGCCTCTGATAAGCGTTGCGGTACATATCGAGAGCTTCACGAAGTTGCTCCACTTCTACACACTTCTCGCGGTACTCAATACGTGCGCGATGTTTCGGTGGCAATCGGTCAATCACCTCGTCCAATGTCATTTCTCGGTCACTCATTGTCCTGGTCTCCTCTACCTTCGATGTAAACGATGCGCCGGCTTCCGCTAATCCAATCGCCCACCCGATCACTGGACGACACCCACGCCTTGTCCCCTTTGTTTGTCCACGCGAGACGATTGTGGTCAAGAGTCGGCAAGCTACCAAACGCTGCCCATCCCAAATCACTCGGGCCATTAGCTGGTCGCCAGTGGTCAGGTGTAATGGTCTGGATATGCAACGGGTATGACGTTGCAAACACACCGTCTCCGATGTGGTGCGTCAGCATCTTGTTTCGTTCCGAGCCCTCATACCACACCCAACATACCATACCTATAGGTGGGTCAGGCTCAGGGTTAATCTTTGGAGTTGCCCAATATGGGTCATCGTTTGACGGAGAATTATGCGTACCATTTTGTATGGCAAGGTCTGCGCGGAGCTCGGCAAGCTGCTCCTCAATTGCCTCAATTGCTTCACTAAATGCTGCCTCACCTTCTTGAATAGTTTCAACACGATACCTTAGGTCTTGAATTGCATCATGGTGAGATTCTTGCAGTACTTTAATGCTTGCTATACGTTGCTCAATGTTCATATTTGGATTTACCTCCCCTGTACCGCCTCTTGGTGGTACAGGATTTTCAACACTTTCAGTAGGTCGATACCCTTCGCGAATCCATGCCATCTTATACTACTCCTCATCTTTTCTATTAAGAGAAAATGGATTATCCATTGCACGAATTCGTGCAACCATCCATCCCCGAATCTCACCCGACCCCATAGCATCAAATCGTTGAGCTATTCGCTCTCGCTCATTTTCAACAGCGCTATCTATAGCATAACGAATATCTGCTAATACAGTACGCAACTCTGCGTCAGTAAGTCCGAAATCACGTAACCGATAATCATAGTTAGTCATTACTCTGCTCTCCTTCATTAAGCTTTTTCATCATTGCATCCGCCACTTCGACTGCAGAAGTTGCAAGTGTTTCACTAACAATAGTTCCAGTCCTCGATTCGTGTGTAAATGCTACTTGCAAGAAATAATCATTTGCACAATATCCCTGCAATGCAGCTGCCGCAAAATATTCTCGCAATGTCATACTAAAATCTATTCATTCGCATCTGCAAACCACTGGTCCACAGCTTTGCACAATTCATACCACTGCTCTTTATCAATGTACATAAAATTGTGGGGCATATGTATACATACTGAATCTTTGGGGTCTGCTGCCCCATGGGGTCCATCATATACTCGAATGACTTCCTTATCATAACTTGAATTTGCCTTTGAATATACTAATCGTTCAATCATTTCTTACCTCTTCCTTCAAATTCCAACACTTCGCTTCGTTAATCGAATAGTGAATATGTGTTGCAATTGTATCGTCTCGAATTCCATTGGCTTGCAGTGTAATTACAAGCATAGACAACAGAGTTTCTGCCTGTAAATCATCTGGTAGTTGCTGAAATCGAATAATAGCAGAATCTAACTTTTCACTCATTGATATTATCCTTCAGATCCTTCAGTACTCTACGCATGTCAGCAAGATCGTTAGTCATCTGTAATGACCTCATATCATTTTTTGCTCGAAGCTTCCTCACAGTTTCAGCTACTATCGGAATTGCTTTTATTAATGCTTCTCTCAATTGTTGATTCTTCTTTGCAACCGGTATACACGCCATACAACTGCCCTGGTAGCCATCTTGATACATACCAAGAGTCTCGCGTAGCTGGTCTATCTCATTGATAATATCTGCCGCTACTTTTGGAGTTAGATGAATCCACGAAATAGGTGGGACACCGTTTTTCGCAACACTTTGTGATTCTATTACTCGGTCTCGCACTTTTTGTTCTGCGTCAGTCATTGTCCTGATCCTTCAATTCAGCCAAAACCTCAAGCGCCTCTTCTTCTGCAGCTTGAGCACATTGTACCACGAGCTCTTCCGCCGTCTCTGCCGCCCATTGAGCAGCTTCTCGTAGTCGCTTGGTGAACTCTGCTTCTAACGCCTCAGTAATCTCACTGCCAACGTTATGCACGGAAGAGTTTCCATAGTACCCGAGCGTAAGCTTGGATATCTTGACCTCTCCGCGATACTTATCGGCTCTTTTCTGATCAGCCACACTATTCGCGAACTCTCGTAACCTCTCCGCTCGCTTCTTTGCATCTTTGTACTCTTCGATTTTAGTGCTCATTGTTCTCATCCTCCAGTATCTGCTTAATCACAGCACGGTCTTCTGGGTCTAAGTCGCAAAATAACGCTACGTCAAGTGCCTCGCGCAATCGTCCCACTTCGGCGCACTTCTCGCGGTAAGCTTCGGCCAGATCGGGGGCAGCAGCTATCAGATTCACGTTCGCGTCTTCGTCATGATTAACGGGATTTGATACCACGGCTATTGTATTTGGCCCAACATATCCATCCGGTGGACCATCAATACGGTTTGAAACATTCTGCGAACGTGTCCACGGGCCGGGCGTATAATCCCCGTTGATTGCCTCATCTATGCGCTTGTCTCGGTCAGTCATTGTCCTGGTCCTCCCGTGCGGCCAGTTTCATGATTGCTTCGTCCGGCATAAACGCCGTGGTATCCTTGTGCACATCTGTCGGGTCCAGCCGCCAGATCGGTTGATAGACTCGCATGTAGTACACATCCCCAATCGTTGACCAAGCTGTGAGCGGGAACGTGTTGTATCCACCGGGCCAATCCCGATCATCTCTGCCATTGAGAACCCCTGAATAGAACAGTGACCAGTGCACCGGGTTACTCTCCTCAAACGAGACTTCCACCACATACACAGTATGATCCTGCCACCCATCCTCTGGTGGGAAAATGTGCTGGTTCGCATACTTGTATCGGCCAGTCATTTCCCCATCATCTTTACGCACATACAGCTTTCGCCACATTTCAGCTTCTGCGACTTCAGTTGAGGTAAATGCCAGTGCATCTGCCTCATATTCGGCATCAGTCATCATTCTGGTCCTCCCCGAGGTTATGGATGCACCAGTGCAAGGTGCGAAGTTCCTCTGCGCCGTCACACAAAAGCGCGGCGAGACGGTGTAGTTTTTTACGCATGATCGGAGCTACATCTGCGTACTCTGGTGATACACATATGATTACGTCGCTCCCAGTTTCGGCGTGACACCACCGCTCGCCTTCTCGGTAGCGCAGGTGCTTGGCTGCCTGGGGCCACTTCCACACGCGATACGGTAATCCACTGGTTGACTGCTGTCTCTTTACGGAACCATTGAGCTTTGTCCACGGATACAACGGGTGGTCTTTCTCGATAACCAGCCCTTCTCGCGTAGCCGTCACGCCCTTGGTCAATTCACAGGGTAGTGTTGGCTCACTCATCGCCTTGCTCCTCTGGTGGTCTGCCCTCGATGTAGATGATGCGGCCCCTGGTCTTATCTCCGACTCGTAATCCACGACGAACCCACCCGGTTGTACCATCATCAAACCACGCCAAATCGCATTCGTATGGCGGTCGGCCAAACGCCTCCCACCCGATATCCCTTGGCCCGTTAGCCGGTCGCCAGTGATCGGGATAGACAACATGATACTTTCCTTGCCGATAACGAAAAAGACCATCGTTACCATATTGCGCTAAGTGCACTTCGTTTGGATTGTCATCCCACCATACCCAACATACCATACCCATAGGTGGGTTTGGCTTAACTGGTTCAGGCTCATTCATCATATTCTTTTGTGCGTACAACTCTTTTTGAAGCTCAGCAATCTGCTCCTCAATTTTCTCAATACGCTCATTTGAAATGAGCTTGTTAAATTCAATACGCTCATTTGTACTTTCGTTCATATTCGAATTTACCTCTTCAGTATTACTTCTTGGTGGACTGGAGTGCCACCGGAGCGGACCTGGTCGATATTGTTCATTGTACCATGCCATTTCATTCTTCATGATTGTATACTATCACGCAGAAAAGAAACTGTCAACCA